TGATCGCCAAGAATTTATGCGAGTAGTGCCGACAATTAATGGCAAGGTCAGTTGGCACTCCCACCAGCCTCGACCAGATGCGATTGTCTGACGCCTTCCAGTCCAGCCAGAGATGTTGGTCTGGCTTGGCATGATGAAGCGCCAAGACATTGATTGAGGCTTAGGCGTTGAAGGAAAAGTTATAGTTGGCATTATTGCATAACCCCAGCAAGGCGCGGACGGCGCAAGCCTCTATTAGTGCGGGCCTCTGCCGCAGCAATGATCGCAGGAACAGCCTCAAGGATTCCTAGCTGCACCTGTGCGCGAACAGCCGCAGGATCAGATGATCCGCGAGCGTCTACAGTGATATTGATGCCGCCAGCCCCTGCGCCACCCTTCATGTTGTGATTGGGGATGATCGTGCCGTTGCCGCGAGGGACGAAAAGTTCCGGCCCCCTTTCTCCAACCATATAGGGTTGGTTGCTGCTGACAGGGCCTCCTACAGCCCTGCCAGGAACCTTTATGCCGAACGCGGAACTCAGTGCGCCTTTTACAACGCCGACGATTTGCTGGACAACAAAGAGCCTGAACAGTTCATCGATGACCGCGCCAATGATCCCCTTCATGGCATCCCTGAACGACATCGCTCCGGTTATCATGCCCCTGAATGAATTGGCGACGGCCTTCCCAATATTCTCAAATGAATCTTCTATCTCTTGGTTTTTTTCCCTGATCTTTGCATCGCCCATTGCCTTGGTTAGCCTGTCAAAGGCTTCCAAGGCTGCTTTGGCACCAGCACCAGCAGCCTCGCCATTTTCGGCACTTAATGCATCAATCACAGCTTTTGCAGCAGCCAAATCCTGCTCAAACTGCGTCATGCCGGTATGAAGGTTATCATACTTCTTGATAAGATCGTCTATCGGGCCAGTCGCAGTGGCTTTGATTGCATTCATGAACCGAATTTGGAGATCAGAAGTCATCTTTTCATTTTTTTGGATGGCTTCGTACTGATCTTCCAAGTCACGCAATGTCTTGATGTACGAAGGCACTGACTTTGCCGTCAGGTCATCCGTTGATTTTTTAAATTTATCAACCTCCTGATTTGCCTTCTTAAACTGATTTAAATAGTCTTCGGCAGGATTTTTGGCATCTTTAAAAGCTTCTGTCACGCCAACCAGCTTGGTCTCAAATTCAGCCAAGCTCAATTTACCAGCTTCATACTCTGCGATTACAGCCTCTTGAGCGGCGCGAAGCTTGTCGGTTTCAGAAATTTCCTTTGCCTTGTCAGCCTTATCAGACTTACTTGGCTTTAAAAGAGACGCGGCCACAACCCCTTGATCAAAGGATTTTTGTGCCTCTTTTGCAATTTCCTTAAGGTTCATAGCGTTCAGCCTATCAAGAAGATATTGCTGAAACTTAGTGTCACCTTTTTTAAAGAGGTTTTCAATTTCCTTGGCTGCGGTCTTGGAGCCACTCTCCAAATCCGCAAATGTAGCGTTTGCGGTTTTATATAGGGCATCAAGATTTTTGCGACTATTGTCTAAATTTTTGACAAAATCTTTGCTGAAGCCTGGAAACAAGCCTTCTCCAGGAGTGTAAATCGCACCCACTATGTCTTTTGCGTTGTTAGCCATCCTGCCAAAAAGGCCAGGATCAACAACACTCTCATACTGGCTTTTGGCATCTGCCTCTTTCTGCAAGGCAGTGACACGAAGGTTAGCAATTTTTGCAAGAGTATTGAGGCGCGTCTCGGTGGTGTTGCTTTTGATTTTGCCAGAAGACAAATCAAACATGTCGCCAAGTGCCGACTGCGCCATTCCCAACGAGGAAGACATAACTTGCAGTTCTTCGGCGGCGTCCCCTGCCGCACTCAATTTATCTATTAAAAAGCTAACTGCCATCCCGCCGATAAGCAAAGCGGCACCCCAAGGGCCAGCAAGGAAATTACCAACAGCGCCAAGCCTACCAGGCATCATAGACAAGGCGAAGCCAATTTGCCCTAGCTGCTGGCTAAAGGCCTGCATGGGGCTGGCACCAGTCGAGATCGACGTAGCCAAGTCATTAAACTGCATACCAAGCTGCTGAGTGCCTTGGCGGGCATTGCGCAACTCTTTTGCTTGGGCATCAAGAACAGTGTTGTAACGCTTTCCGTTACGAACGACGGCGTCAGTCGAGGAGGTTAGCCCAGCATTGGCACCCTTCAACTTTTCCGTCTCAGCACGAAGGGCATCAACAGACTCGATTAGCTTTTTCATTTGCTGCTGGCCTTCGACCTGAGCAGCTAATAAAAACTCAATTCTTTCCTGTTGTGCCACGCTTTTGCCTTTCCTCGTTCAGCTTAAAATAAGCGAGCCACTCGTTATACTCATCTAGAGAGATTTCTTCAATCTCCGCGATTGTTTTGCCAAGTCGATCCGCCAAGGTAATGAGGTTGTACCTTAGCGGATCGTTCTTTAGTTTTTTTCCGCTTCCTCGGCGCTAGTGCCGCTCATCAGGGCCGCCGCCACGGTCGAGATCACCGCCACCTCTTCGCGCATAAGGACTGCCTTGTCCTCAAGCGTGAACAGCTTTTCACCTTGTCCATTTTCTGCCTTCAAAATGATCAGATCAACCATCGCCTCGAACGAGGCTGAACTCAGAAAATTGGGGTGCTTGCGCTGAATGCGATTAAGTTCGCCAGCAAGAAGTGGTCCATAATAGACCTTTTCAGGCGAACCCGCCTCACCCCATTCAGGAACCTCGACATGACGTTTGTGCGAGGTACGTTCCGCGATACGCTTTGCAATGCTCATATATTTCCTTTTCTAAAATTAGACAGTAGCAGAAGCAAGCGCACCAGTCCCTTGAACAGTGATCGTTGATTCCACCATGCCGTCGAAGCTACCGCTAACAGTCTTGCCGGTAACAATGGCCTGCCCGAAGAGATAAACGTCTCCAGCGGTAGCGCCTTCAGGCATAAAGCGGATCGCGACTTCGGCACCAGGCACCAATGCGCCCTGACCGGTCGTGTCCAGTTCATCCCAGAATACGTCAATCGAACCGCTCCACGCCTTCAGGGTGGTTTTAAAAGACCTGTATACGTCGCCCATTTGAGTGTCTTCGGCGGTGTCCGCCGTTTCCTCAATTGAGTAGGAACGGATTTCTAGCACGTTGTTCGTCGCACCTACGCGGACAGTGCCTTCTGAGCCAGTATGAGTAGCCATCTTCTAAAACCTTATGCCAGAGTCAGGAATGAAAGGCTGCCATTGCCCTGAAGGGTGATGGTGGACTCCACCATGCCATCAAAGCTGCCGGTAACCGTTTTGCCAGTTACGATAGCAGAGCCAGAGTAATAACGCTCAGACTGACCAGCGGTAGCACCTTCAGGGAAGAAGTTGACAGTAACTTCAGCGCCAGGAGCAAGGGCAACCTGACCATTGGTGTCAGTCTCATCCCAGAACACATCGACCGAACCGGTCCAACCCTTCAAGGTCGTTTTGAACGTGCGATAGGCGTCACCCATGCTTGTGTCCTCGGCGGTTTCAGCCGTCTCTTCAACGGAATAAGAACGAATTTCGGCAATCGCGTTCAAGCCAACGCGAACAGTGCCTTCCGAACCAGTATGGGTTGCCATTATTCAGACTCCTCTTTCACCTTAGCCTTTGGCTTGGGTTTTTCTTCGTGCGGCTTCCAACCGATGCTGGCAAAATATTCCAGATCGATATCACAAGCCAAAATTTCATCGCCATTAGCGTTGTAGACTTTTACCATCTTCATCGCGCCGTCTCCACATTCGAAATTGTAGTAACATATTCCACCGCATAAACCAACCTTGCAGATGCGATAGACTGCTCACCTTCAACATTTATGTTGATCTCGGTGCCGGTCAAAATGCAGGACTTGGCTAGATTGTTTAGGTGAAAGTCTGCACCAATTGCTTGCTCTGCCGATACGCAAATTTGATCAATGCTATCTGAAACAGCAGTGCTTAATCCCTTGATTATAATATCGACCGCCACATTGATCGAGCGCATCAGTGTCCTTGTGCCTAGGGTGGCGAGACTGCTGCTTTCGTCCATAGTGTAAACACAGATCGCAGGCAGCTTGGAGTCATCCAAGGCAAAGCGGCGCATCTTATAGACATTGGCTCCAGTGACAGGCAGGCCCGTCACAAGTGTGGCAACACGGTCTCTAATCTGTTGCCGCACATGTGGCATATTAAACCTTCTCTAGAAGAAGCGTCGAAACGCCAGTCCCATCAGTTAACACAACGCGAACCTTGTAGGCGACGGTGCGGATCACAATCTCATCGCCGTCTGCGGCGTTTGGGACATCAGCCGTGCGGCAGACAAACTGCGGCGCAGGGATCGTCACATCCATAAGGTCTGTAGCGTTCCGGCTTGCCTGCGGATTGTCAAAGATGCCCTGAATAGTAGAAGCACTGCCACCCACGGGAGTGTAAGTGGCAGCGTCTGCAAAATCATCTAACCCGAAGAAATCGAGTATATCGAGAGATGTCTCAACCGGCACGGGGCGGACGGCCTCGGCGCGGCATTACAGGATCGCGATGCTCAATGGCAGGAGCCTCGGATACGCGGATTTCCTCTTCTGCAATGACCAGCTTTTTGGCTGCAATAAGCGCCAGTGCCTCATTGGCAGGCAGCTTAACAATGTCGCCTTCCTTAAGCGCGCCTTCAGACGTAACAACGCCGCGAATACATTTATACTGCATAAAATCCTCCGGTGAAGTCGGGGACCGAGACGACTTCCAAATCCCAGTCCCCAACATCTATTATACGCCGTCGTTGTTGTATGCGAACGAGACGGGGTTGCGCAGGGCAACGTCTACGGTCTGCAAGGCAACGATACGAACGGTGCCGGTCGTTGACGAGGTATATGGGTCGACCGTGAGGTCCAATCCGCCCCAAAAGCCAACCATGCAGTCCTGGAAATTCCCGAAATATACGTTACCAGCAGTTGCCTGCTGAGTGCGGTACACGGTGTAGCCGTTGGCCTGACCGCTTTCGAGAACGAACATGCCCGAACCAGCGTCCTTGGTTTTGGTCTTCAGACCGCCGTAGGTGGCTGCGTCGGTGATGTACGCCAGATTGCCGAACAGTGCGTTGTCTTCGGCAACAGCCGTTTCGAGCGCAACCATTTCAGCAAAGGTCGGAACCGCAGCAGCAAAGCTGGTCGGCTTGTTGACGCCAACAGTGCTGAGGATACCAGTCGGCTGACCCGACAGGCCCGTGCCTTCCAAAGCAGCCTTGTCAATCGCCAGAGCCAGCGCCTGAGTCAGGTCATCACGGACAAGCTGCTCAATACTAGGTGTACTCTGGAGAATTAGCTGCCTGGTCATGTCCGTAAACGCGCCCAAATTGCGTGGGGTCAGAGAGACGGTTCCAAACGTCGGTTCCGACTCCGAAGCCGCGCCACCTTCGGTGCTGATCCAGCCAGCGGTCGAAGCAGCAGTCTTCTTCGGGATGGCGACATTGCCAACCAGACCAGGCATCATGCGAGCGCCAGCCTGCATGACCGAAGCCGAGTTACGCAGAACGTCGATGAACTCGTTAGCAAGAAGGTTCGTTGCAACGATTTCGTTATCGTCCGAGGTGTTCAGGTCACGCTGTTTCCAGACGCCCAGAACGTCGGTCGGAACCATAAGGCCCGAAGCCGAACGGCCATAACGCTGTGCAGCAGCTTCCGAGACTTCAAACTCGAATGCAGCAGCTTCACGCAGGCGACGATCACCAGGGTTGGCGAGAGCAGCAATAGCGCGAACGACCGAAAACTGGCGGACTTCCTTTTTGGTCAGGCCGATGTTTTCATTTTCAAGCGGCTTGTCGTTGCCAATTACGTCGAGCAGTTCACCACGGAACTGTTCAATGCTCTTGCCAGCGCGCAGAGCGGCTTCAGCGAGGTCACGCTTGTTGTGGCGAGCGCCGAGCGCAACGATATCAGCGGCGTTACGGGCAGCAGCAGCAGCAGCTTCGGCCCGAACCGCATCCATATTAACTTCGTCCATTTTGGACTCCTTTTTAACGGATGGTTCAACAGTAGGTTTGGGTTCGAGAGCAGCCACGCTACGTCCTACGCCGACTGACGGGTCAGCGGGGATGGAAACGACGGATACTTCGAGGGGCGACCAAGAGCGAACGTGATATTCCTCACCGTTCGTTTTGGACCGCTCCATCTTGTTGACGCGGTATCCGACGGAGACGTTCCCCCGAATGCCATCGACAACATCCTGAAAAACCTCCTGAGCGAGAGCGGAGCGACCGAACCGGACATTGAATAACGCCAATCTGGCGTTCCATATCATGATCGAGCAGCAGCGGTGCGCGGCCCGACGCCAGAAACGCCATGTCGATGGCGTTGGCTTCATGAACGAGGATTTCTTTACCAAAGGAACGCTCAACCGGCAGTTCCGAGGAGACAGCGATAGAGACGGTGCGCTTCTTTTCGTCAACGCCGCGCACGGCCATGTCGAAGGCGGCAGAACGGCGCTCGATTACCTCTTTGCGCTCTTCCTCAACAACCTCTTCAACGATTTCGGCTTCTACAACCTCTTCGTTTACTTCAGTATTTTCTTCCACAGCGTTACCCCTTTGCGCAACAATATAACAAATCTCAGCAACGGTCAATCTAAAGCAAAGTCAAGGATAAATGCCAGTTCCTCATCCGTGGGGTCATTCCAGCTAGATTTGGCCCGAATGGTCGGCTGCATATAGGCTTCGATCTGCGTGTATGTGAGGCTGGCTCGCGCATCGATAGGATCGGGCGAGGATGCCACCACAGCCCCGACCTGAATAGACAGAGACAGCCCAGCCAGCGTGACTGAGGCGCTGGCATCAGGCTCGACCTCATCAAATTCCCAAAGGATCGACGGCTTGAACCGCCTTGGGGGTCTTGTTACGCCGCCGACGCCGAGGATCGGTTGCTGCGATCCATCGCCAATAGTCGCAGGGAAGAATGTGGTCGTGTTATTAAAGCGAGCCGCAGTTAGGTTCTGTGCCGGACCTGGGCCTTGCGCCAGCGTGACTGAATAGAACGCCGTCGTTAGGTCAAAGCGCGTATTCTGAACTAGCCCAAACGCGCCAAGGCTGATCGACGCCGGATAAAAGTCTATGACTTCATTGAAGCGAGCGGTCTGCGTTAGATTCGTCGCACCAATGGAGATGGTGGCCGGATAGAAGGTAACCGCATTATTGAAGCGGGCTGGGCTAAGGTTTACTGCACCGCGAGTGACAGTCGCAGCGTAAAAAGTGTTCCCATTATCGAAGCGCGCATTTTGAACCAGCCCGAATGGTCCGGTCGTGACTGTGGCTGCGTAAAAATCTATACCTTCATTAAACCGCGCAGTCTGCGTAAGGGTCGTGGCCCCGATAGCAATCGTCGCTGGGTAAAATGTGGTCAGGTTGCCAAAGCGGGCGTTCTGGGTAAGGTTAACCGGCCCGCGTGTGACCGTGGCTGCGTAAAAATCGACAGCCTCGTCGAAACGAGCGTTTTGAGTGAGCGTGACTGGGCCGACCGTGACCGTCGCCGGATAGAACTCGATTAACTCATCGAACCGCGCATTCTGGGTGAGCGTCTGGTTCGCGCCAGTTTGGGAAATGCTGGCTGCGTAAAAGTCGATTACTTCGTCAAAGCGAGCCGTCTGCGTCAGCGTCTGGTTAGCGCCGCCCTGCGTGATGGTGGCTGCGTAAAAGTCGTTGACCTCATCGAAGCGCGCATTCTGGGTGAGGTTTACCGGCCCAGTCGTTACGGTAGCCGCATAGAAATCAATTACTTCGTTAAAGCGCGCATTTTGCGTGAGCGTCTGGTCGCCAGCGCCTTGAGTTAATGTCGCCGCATAGAAGGTTTGGGCATTATTAAAGCGCGTACCTTGGTTGAGCGTCTGCGCCACGCCTTCAACAAGAGCAAGGAAGATGCCAGCCGTATCGCCGGTAGTTGCCAAAGTCGGGTTAGATGTTAGGCCCGTACCAGTGAAAATACGGAACTCACCGCGAGTAGCGATGGCCGCGGCCACAGCAGCCGAGTTCGCCTGCGTCATTGCAGTGAAGCTGGTAGTCGGCGTTATCTGGGTGGTGGTCTGGGCCTCTTTACCCAAGCCGCGAATATACAGGCGCGCAATGTTGCTAAGGCCAGAGAATGCAACGCTGCCGAAGCCAGCAACGCCATCAACGCCATTCGCTATAGGCGCAGCGCCAAGCGATACCGGCAAGTTCGCCGCCCGCGTGAACACCCACATCGAGGCAGCTTTGTGAACACGCGCAGAGGCGAAAGTGATCGTCGCCGGATCGCCGTTTCGGATTTCCCCAGTGCCAGGGATGTATCGAAACACAGCGGTAGTGACGCCAGCCGCAGCCGCGCCATTACCGTTGGTATACTCAGCTAATTTGGTCCAAGTGCCGCCGTCGGCGTTTGATACCGAGAGAACATCGTTGCTGGTGCTGTCAGTTGTGGTGGTATTGTCGCAAGAAACGACAAGGATCGCAAACTGGGTAGTCCCAGTAATGTCACGCGCTGCGTTGACGTTAAGGGTCGTGCCGGAGGTCGAACTTACGCCCGTACCCCCGTTGCCAACACTAGCAAAAGCCATGAGTTACCCCCTTACAGGGCGAAGATGCCTTGCGCGTTCCAAGTCACCGTGATGTTACCACCATTCGGAGTAACAGGAAGGCCGGTCACGCCAGTATCGATAAAGGCAATAAGCCGCCAAGTCGAGTTTGCGCCAGCGTTGCGGCGATAAAGCACAATCGCCTCTGCGGTGTTGCCAGTTACGCTGGGAAAGGTAACGTCAGTGCCGTCAAAAACGCCGTTGGTGATCGTCGGCGTGGTAATGCGCTGGTCAGTGCCGACAATGCCGCTAAGCTGCGAATAAAACTGATGCGTAGCCGAAAAGGTGTACGTTCCGGTGTCAACCAAAGCAGCGTAAACGCCATCGTTGACCGTGTCGTTGTCCAAGTCCGCCAGAGTGTCGCCTGCCAGAAGCGATTGCTTGTAGGGGTTATAGAGTGCGTTAGGCATTTCTTACCTCATTTTAAGCGGACAATGCCGCGAGTTCCTGAACTTGGCGTTTCGACCTCAATCTTGCCATTCCGCGCCAAAAGTGTTTCCCCAAAGTTAAACACGGCAACAGCCCGATTATCTTTGGAGGCGTTATATATCAAACAGCCATCGACTTCAACTGATACGCGAGGCCAGACAACGGCGTCGAAATCAATGTAGTATTCTGACACAGTCGACTCGACCCGCATGTTAGGAACAGCCATCCCACCAGCCTCGTAGCCATCGCCAGACGCCTCGAAGTCGGTGTCATATCGAGTGGTCGCGCCACCAAGGCTCGCCCCGTCGACATAAAGCGCCATGCGGTAGTCATCCCCGATGGCATGAACACCCTCAAGCAGTTCGCGCTTATATGTCTCGCAGAGGCCGGTTACGATTGCCATTATTCTTCTTCTTTCGCCTCAACACCGACAACGCGGCCTTCCTCATCGCGGACAAGGTGGACCATGCGCTTTTTTACCGGCTGTTCGTGCTTGATATTGACCACGACCTCTTGCGAGCGAGCCGGTGGCGTCGGAGCGACATCATCCTCAGTATCGTCCTCATCGTCCGCGTCAGGCTCTTCGATGTCCATGCCCTTATTGGCTTTGTTGCCACCAAACGGCAGGAACGCCAACTCCAGACCGAACTGAGCGGCCATTTCCTGATCGCGCTGCCACTGGCTGAATGTTTCTTCTACATCGCGGCCATACTGGTTCGAGACATCCTGCATGGACATGATGCCGTTGTGCATCGCCTCGACCGCAGCGTTGATTTCCTTCTGTGGATCGACCCACTGCCAGCCACGCGGGCGGAAGTTGGTCGCGCTGAAGAACTTGTCGAAGCGGGTCGCCGGAATGGAGATATAGCCGAACTCCATCACATGCTGGAGCCACGCCGAATACGCCGGAATAATAAAGTGATCGAGCAAGAACTGCTGCATCATACGATAGGCATCACGCTCTTCCAGCGCGCCTTGCCGGATCGAACTGTAGGAGGTGCCTTCCAGATCATTCGACAGCGAAGCGTAGGACACGCCAAGGCCAGAGGCGATCCCGCGCAGGATACCTTTCTGGAAATCGGAGAACGCGGTCGCCGGATGCGAGGGGTCGAACGGCTTGAAGTCAACGCCATTAGGAAGCTGGTGGAATGTACCAGGCTCCGCATCGATGATCGGTACGCTGTTGTCGTAATCGTCCGCAGGCGCATCCTCGCCATTCTCTGACGTAAAGAAGCCCATCTTGGACGCAGCCATACGGCTCGCCACCAATTCAGCCTCGCGGTGAGCGTTGAGCATTTTAAGCTGGCTCATTGCCGGTGCTAGCCAAGGTTCACCACGGGTCTGGCCTGCACGGGAAGGCTCAAACACATGGATAATGTTCTTTGCGTCGACCCGCTTGTTCTCGTTTACGCTGATCGTGGCAAAGTCATAGTCACCAGGGTGCTTTTGCTTCACATAATAGGCGACCGGACGCTTGTACTGGTCGACCTCAACGCCCATGCGAATCTCATGGCCGTTCTTCAGTCGCTCGTTCTTCTGCTCATCGACCATGTCAGCTTCCAGCGGGTGGAAAGCCATGCCGTGGACAAAGATGCTGCTGCGGACGATCTGAATGAACGCCTCGCCATCGCGGGCGACCGCCTGAATAACGTATTTCTGCAAATCCACCCAAGACATGCGCCCATCAGGGGTGCAATTGCCCTTCAGACCGAACTTGATGAACTCATTCTCAATGATCGTGTTGCCGATAACATCCAGACTGCCATCATTGTTACGGGCTTTTACCTGTAGGGTAACACCCTTATCGCCGACCACATTGGTCTTAAGCAGATTAAAAAACCGGCGGACATATACGTCATCGCGACCCAGTTCACGCGAACGGTTCCGCATAAGCACCAGCGAAGAGCGCAATTCCGCGTCCGAAGACCGGCTGGATGACATAAAGTCAGCAAAAAGGCGACCAGTGTTGGCCGCATGATAGGAACGCTTGGCGATCTTGGGCTTTTTGTCAGGCAAGCCGAGGATTTGACGAAGCAAACTCATAGAAAGCGTACCTTCATTGTGGTCTTGGTGGGCTTGCCCTGCGCAATAGCAAGGTCGCGCTGTTCCTTCACCACCTCTTTGCGGTAATAATCCCGCCATTGAAGCAGTTCAGAAATGCCCATCTTCGAAATTGAACGGCCTTGGATGGAGTAAGAATTTACATCCTTGTCAGCGCGGCCAGACAACAGAGCCTCGATCTTGTCGACCATGATCTCGGCATGGGTCCGAGGGTCAGCGCCGTTATTGTCGAGGTCGGCAATAGCCTCAAACTCGCCGCGCTCTACGACAATGCGATTGCCGGAGGCTGTCTCAACAATCTCAAGCTGCCAGTGATAATATCCGGTCAAAAAGGCCGACGAAGTGGCGCTTGTTACCTGAAACAGATAATATGTCGGGCGCTCGATAGCCGTCATCTGGATTTCGCCGCTCTGACCAGACGCGATCCGCGCAACATAGGTCGCAGAATGCGTGGCAGGCGGGTAATTAGACGCCAGTGATGTCTTCTTCCATTGGAGGAAATCACCAACGACTATCTTTGTCGGCTCGCCCTCTGGAGCATTATTTTCGTCGAATAGATTAGACATTGCCCCTCTTAGCGCCAATTATTAGCAAAACCACCACGCCGAGCAGTCTTTTTGCCCATCGCAAGCGGGTGCGGCTTCTCCACTTCCGCATCAACGGGCAAATTCTGCTTTTCCATGTTAGCATAAAAACGCTTGGCAATGCTATCCATATTTACATTTAGGATCGCCAGCGCCGCAATAGCGTAAACCCGAACGTCCAGCGCCTCGTTTCGCGTCCGCGTCTTGACCCAGACCCGCGATGGGAACCCCTTGTGGTACTTTATCATTTGCTTCTCAGCCGTTAGCTGTTTGAAGTACTCATCGTCTCGCTTGGACGGAAAGTGGCAATAACCTGGCCCAGCCTCATCCATCTTAAGCCGCGAGTAATGCAGTTCCTTGGCCGTATCCACGCCGACAGCGTAGAGCGGCACCTTGCCAATGTTGTTGCGGGACGGTCGGCCCACAATCGGCTTGCCCTCACCGCCGACGCCCTTGATCGCGAACACCCTGTGGCCTGCCCGCGTCTTAGCGTAATTGTAAACTGCCCGTGTATGGTGACCGCCAGAGTCGATACAGGTCGAGCGAATGATCATAGGCTCGCCAGATGGATGCTCATAGGTCGCCAGAACAATCTCATCCAGCTTCGACCAGAGACTGGGGCTGGAAGGATCGCCGTAAATCACATGGTAATCGATCTGCCAGCTTTCCTCACCAGCGGCCCAGCCTACAATTTCGATCTCCAGACGGTCATCCTGAACGTCAACGCCAGCCGTAAGCAGGACCACTTCTTCTGGAATGCCTTCATAATCTTCTTTGCGCTGTGACACAGCATAATCGTCTACCCCTTCGCCCTGATCTTCCCATGTCTCACCGAGGAACGTGTTCACGAACGTCTTGAGACGCATTGGGTCGCGCCGTGCGGCCAGAAACTCCTCGACCGCGTCGGAAAGCACCGACCAAGGTGAGTAAAGCGCATTAAGGTGAAACCCTGCAACGCCATTAAAGGGCTTCAATGCCACCCAACGACCCTTCGCTACGGCCTTACGCCGGTCAGCATCGCCCCAAACTGAGCCACACTCAGGGCAGACATAGCAGGCGGTGTGCGGATTATCGTCGGTCCACTTGACGTTCGCCCAGACCATTTCCTGTTCGTGGCCGCAATCATGGCAGTCTACCATGTACTTCCGCTGGTCCGATTCCTCGTAAGCGGACTCTATCCGGCTTCCTCCCCGATTGGTCGGCGTCGAAACCAGAATGATCTTCCTGTTCCAGAAGGTGGCTGCGCGCCTCTTCGCCAGCGAGATCGGGTCGCCTTCCTCACCAGCCGAAGCCGGATATCGGTCGACTTCGTCACACACCACAACGCGGATCGGGCGAGACGCCAGCGACGAAGGCGAGTTGGCACCGACAAGCGATAAGGCACCACCAGGGAACACCTTATGTAGGGTCGTGTTATTGGCGTCCTTGGCCTTGCTGTCCTTGACCTTGTCGCGCAGCGCAGGCGTCGAGCGGAGCAGGCCCGCCGTAATACGGTCCTTCGAGAACGCCGTCGCCATGTCCACGGTCGGCTGCATCATGAGGATCGGGCATGGATCGTGGTCCATGTGGTAGCCAATAGTGTTCAGCAGCATCTCCGACTTGCCAAGCTGGGCAGCGGACATGAACACCACTTCCTTAATGGTCGGGTCGGCGCAGGCGTCCATAATGCCGCGCTGATACTCGGCGCGAGCGGTGATCCAGCGCCCAGGTTCCGCGCTACTTTGAGAGTCCAGCCGTCTTGCGTGGTCGGCCCACTCTGCCCCGCTTAGGCGCGGCGGGG